AGGCATAGAGGTAGTAAGAATGAGGGGTCTTGCGTAGAACCGAACAGCGCAAGGCTTACGAATGGCAGAGCCATCACACAAAGGGCGAGGGTGAGACGTAGTGTATATGAGATGTGTTTCATGGTGTTAGTATAGGGTATGAGGTGAGAGAGTCAATGATTATTTTTCAAAGGTTGCAACGCTGGTGTGGGTGAAGGTGCTATGCACAGCCTTCATCATGCGGCCAACGAAGTGCTTGGTTCCGCGCTCGTCCTTGACGAACAGGCCACCAGCGCATTGCACAGCTTCGTAGGTCTTACCCTTTTCGAAGGTGGTGGTCTTGGTCACAGGGTCTTGCTTGTAGGTGGATGAGGTGCAGGTAACTTTCATTGTTTCGTTTCTTTCTATGTCTATAAGGTAGCAGAATCTGGAGAGAACGCAAGATTTATTTTGCGAAGATTGAACCATTTTTTAGTTCGTTGATCTTGGCCATGATCTCTTGATGCTCGCGTTGCTCTTGCTCGCGGCGAGCCTTTGCATCAGCGATGATTTGATCGAGGGTGGAAGTGGTGGTGCTTTCTTTATCTTTCATGCTTGTAGTATGACAGAATCTCAGGAAAACGCAAGAGAAAAGATGCTTTTTTTTCACTTTTTTTTGCCCCATAGGGGGTGGGGTTTTTTCAAAGTTTTGAAGTTTTTTTCTTGACAAAAATTTAGCGGGGGGTGGTCTACTCTCTACTCTCCCCAATTTTAAAACCATTTATAATAACACAAATCACTTAAACTCTCTCAACTGTTCCTGATTCAATCCATATCCTTTACCATGACCCAGATCAATCAAATTACTCTCTTTTCTCAATTCGTCTTTAAATGCATATCCAGCAACAAAAACAAAAGGTTCTTCCACAATGGCTAAAACATACATATCAACATCATCATTATCTTTGATTGTGCTTAACAATCTGCCGTTTTTATATGTTGTTGTTTTTATGTCGTATTTGTATCCTTTGAGTATTCCATCTACTGAACCAGATCGCGGAACCAAACCCAAGTCAGGAAAAACATTGAAATGTTTGGCGAAAGCATATTCGCCCATGAAACCCAACACATCAGCTTCGGCTCCATCTTGGTTGCCCATTTTAACATCTTTAACGCCAGATGATCGGGCGATTAAGGCTCTGTTGCGGCCAATTAAGTTACAGACGGCGATTTCGTCTGGTTCTAGTTTAATTTTAATCATTTAAACTCCCATTCATGATTCTTCTTCCAAACCTCACCAATTTCAGAATAACGAAGCTTTGCGATTGGCCAACTTGGGCCTACGGTTTTTTTCATTGATTTGAGTTGTTTGCCTGTTTCGTGGTCATAGTATATGATGCGATAAGTCGCGCCTTCCATGATTGGGTCAGTTTGTTTCATTTTTTATTTATCAAAAGGAGGCTTTTTCTGACTATATCTCTCAAGCAGTTCATCACCGCGCCAAGCGATTGCGGTTGCGTGATAAAGAGCTTCTTCATAGTCGCCGCGATCATGTGCTTCGCGCCAATCAATCAAGTGTCGCATAATTTGATTCCCATCACCAACACTTTTATCATCAGCCCATACCATACCAATCTCGCCAGTGTGTTTGAGATTAGCTTTGTATGAATGGATTGATTTTAACACCTGCGCGTTTGGGAAGTAGCCCATGTAGTAATCTAATGGGCGCACTTCCTGACGCGAGGCATCATCCAGAGGAAGTATTTTGTTTTTAGATTCCATTAATTAAAATGGGATATCGTCTTCTTGTTCTACTTCTTGTGCTGCTGGCTTGGATTTTGGTTGGGCTGCTGCACCACCTTTTTCAAGCTTCCAGCCTTGAACATTGGCGTAATATTTGCCATTGTATTCATTGCCGCGAAGATTAACAAAAGCAGTCACTGCATCGCCTTCGCTCAATCCATCCAAAACAGAAACCTTATCTTTGATAAACTCAACAGGAATAGTCTGAGGATAATCGCCGCCAGTATTAATTACCAGCAATCGCTTTGTAAATCCACTTCCAAATGTTTCTGTTTCAAATACGGCTTCAACCGTTCCTTCAATTGTAATTTGATCACTCATTGTTTGTATCTTGCGTGTTTTGCGTCTTTTGTCAAGTATTATTTTGAAATAAACCCTCTAATCAGTGTAAATACAACAAATGGCAACAAACAAACGCCTCAAAAAAAACGATATTCTATTGGGTCACATTGAACTCACCAAGAAACAAACTGAGTTTCTAAAAATACTTACAAACCCAAAAACAAGGGTTGTATTTTTAAAAGGCCCAGCAGGAACATCAAAAAGTTTACTTTCTGTTTACGCCGCATTGCAATTATGGAATGTCAATCGTGATCTTAGCATTTTTTATTTACGAAGTGTTGTGGAAAGCGCGGATAGGGGGTTGGGTTTCCTGAAAGGTGACATTGACGACAAGGTGGAACCATACATGGCCCCTTTAATGGACAAGATCAGTGAATTATTAAGTGACACTGAACAAAGCGAATTGAAAAAAAGCGGTAGTCTAGAAGGTGGCCCAATTAACTTTCTACGCGGCCAAAGCTGGCGCGACAAGATTGTTATCGTGGACGAGGCTCAAAACCTCTCTCAGCGCGAACTGACAACCGTAATGACTCGCGTGGGTCGTGATACAAAGTTGTATATTTGTGGTGATCCAATGCAAAGCGATATCAAGAATAGTGGCTTTGTTGATTTCTTTAATTTGTTTGATGATACAGACAGTCAGGACAATGGCATTTACTGTTTACAATTCACAAAAAGTGATATCATGAGAGATGCAATCGTGAGTTACATTGTAGACAAAATAGAAAAATATAATAAAAAGTAAATAAAAATAGAATTTTATGTGTAAATTATATAAAATTTTTCATGAATAAGATTTTTTGTGTATCATGCGGAGCCAAAAATGTTTATGAAACAACCAAGCCTAAGTTCTGTGCTAGTTGTGGACATTCAATCGCTGGTGTTTCTGTATCAAGCAACGAGGTTTCTGAAGTTGAAGAAACATCGGTAGCTAATATTGATTTAAATCAACTTAAAAGAAGTGTAGGAGTGGATTACGTTAATCGCTACACAAAAATAGAAGACGTATTGGGTAAAGGCGGCGATACATCGCCCATGCAACGCCGTGCTAGTTCATTACCTGATGGCCAACAAATTATCAAGCAGAATATGCTTGATTGTGCAAAAGCTTCTAGAGCAAACGATATAGATGAATAAACGATACGAGGACATGCAAGACGAAATTGAACGTCTTCTGGCCCGTTATCGTTCAAAGTGGCAATTGACCGCTTTGGCGTGGCTAGATTACGATGATATCTCGCAAATTATTCGCACCCACATTTACAAAAAATGGCATTTGTGGGATCAAACGCGCCCGTTTGGGCCGTGGGTTGCAAGATTGATATACAATCAAATTCGTAATCAAATTCGTAATCACTATGGCAATTTCGCAAAGCCTTGTCTTAAATGCCCATATTACATGGGAGGCGAGGATTGTAATTTTAACGCGAGTGGAAAAATTAGCTCAGAATGTAATGATTATGCAAAATGGCAAAAGAAAAAAGAAAAAGCATACAACCTCAAACTGCCTTTATCTTTAGACCCCGCTTTACCGATTGGAGAAACCTGTATCAGAGAAGGTGTTGATTACGAAGAAAAAGCACAGCAACTTCATGAATTGATTCTGGCAAAATTAACCAACGAAAAACAAAAAAAGATTTACCGCATGATTTATATCGAAAATCTTTCTGATCAAAAGGTTGCAGAAGAGTGTGGCTTCAAGCAAGACAAGAAAAACCGTAAAACACCGAGATACAAACAACTCAATAATCTTAAAAAGAAGTTTTACGAAATTGGCAAGGCTTTAATTCAAGATGAGGATTTATTATGAATAAATATACACTTTCAGAAGAGCAAAAATTACAAGTCATAGAAGAGTTCAAAAAAGACCCTGATCTTAAACGTATTACTCAAGTTATTTCTGGTGATCCAGAAGCAGATGGCCGTCACAAAATTGGTCGTGCCATTAGAGCTTTTTTAAGCGAGCAAAACAAAGAATACAGAACTACCAAAGCAGAAGAAGTTAAGGCAATTGAAATCACAGACTCTCAACGCGAGTTTCTTTTGGGCGATCATATTGACTCAGACCTTTCTCCACTGGAAATCGCTAGACTTGTTTTTGAAAACGCTGAAATCAAAAGCTTGAGTATTCATCACCGCACAATTATTGATTTTCTTAATAAATATAGACCAGACATTATCAATGAAAATGAAATCGTCACTTCTGAAAAGTGGAATCCTCCAACCGCAATTTCAAGGGCGGTTAAAAAGGTAAACGATTGGGCTGGACAAGAAATAGCTTTAGAAAACATCAGCAATAAATACGAAAAGATGATGAAGATGCTAATCAAGTATCTTCACAGCCCAAGGTTAAAGCAAACTATCAATGAGTATTGCAGGGTGACAGATCGAGAGCTTTTTGAAAGCGAATTTGTTCGTGCTACTTGGGATAAGCCTGATTTAACTTCGGACGAACAAAACCAATATATCACACTGTGCGCCAACTATGTAAGAATTAAGCATATTCAAGCTAGACTTGATAAATTAAATAAAATGCTAGAAGACATGGGAGATGATGCTCAACAAGCCACAATGCGTTTCACAGAGCTTATTAAAACCACAAGCGAAGAATTGAATCAATGCGAAAAGCGTGTTGAGGCTCTTACTAAAAGTTTAAATGGTAGTCGTCAAGATCGACTCAAAGCAAGAGGCGAGCGCAATGGAACAATCGAGGCATTGGTTGAGGCTTTTCAAGATAAAGAAGAGCGTGACCGCATGATCAAAATGGCCAATATGCGCCTCAAGCTTGTGAAAGACGAGGCAGATAAACTAGAAACAATGGGTGAATTCAAAGCGCGTGTGCTTGGTATCTCAAAAGACGAATTGTTATGAATGATTGGGTATGTAAAGAATGCGGCAAAACCTTTGAATCAAAAAGAGGTTTGCACCAGCATACAAAATGTCATTTTGACAGTTTGGCAGAATATTATGTCAAACACTTTCCGCGCCAAGATATGTTTTCAAAAGAGCCTATCCCTTTTAAAAATTATGATCAATATTTTGATACCGATTTCATTTCTTTTGAGAATTATTTGAAGTGGATCAAGGTTAATCCCGCCCCAAAGGTTCAGGAATACATTCTTGATGAATTTAAAGAAAAAGTCAAGCACAAAAATCTTCAATTCATGCCTCCACACGCTTTTTATGATTTATACAAAATACCCAATGTAAAAATCATCAAACAATTATGGGGCAGCTATCAAGCATTTAGTCAAGAAGTTGGTTTACCAGTAAAATTCAATCAAAAACTACCAGACAATTTTTGGCAAAACAATGAAGACGATTTAAAAATCATGGTTGACACAAGAGAGCAGCTTCCTTTTGAGTTTGATCATGCAATCAGTCAAAAATTAGATTTTGGAGATTATACCGCTGCTGGCTCAAGCTTTTCTAAAACGTTTGTGGATCGCAAGTCCGTGGATGATTTCAGGTCTACATTCGGTAAAGATATTG